CCCATAACCAAGTCATCGTGACAGCCAGATTCTGCTTCGTAAGAATTGCCTTTTCTAGAAAATGTCGAAAGTTCGTTAATTGTATCAAAGTCATTCAATATAAGTTGATCTTGCTCAATCAACATCTTGAGCATATTACATCCAACGGATTTAACTGCTTTTGTTGTTCGAATGCCTTTATCTGCTTTCTTTGAGAATCCTGTAGATATTCTTTTACCCGATCTACCTGCTGATTCCGTGAACATGAGTGTTTCCACTTCAAATTCATAGTGCAATGTCTCTGAGACTTGCTCACCTATATCATTGACTTCCACTAATGTGTAAGCCTCATTATAACTCTTTATACTTCTATATATGATTTCAGCGTAGTCGATGGGTGTTATCATATTGTCTTTAAAAACACAAACTTGCCTATAAGGCATTTCTGTAACATCGACAATCTGAAATGCTGAGTAATCTAATCCTTTACCTCTAGCCACATCGACTACACAAACATATGTGTGATCCTTAATAGGCTTTTCATACACCTTCATATGATCAGATTGACCAACAGGAGTTCTAGGCACAAGACTCTTTAACTTACTTCCTTCGATCAAAGTTCCTGAAGAACCTAAAAATCCACATTCAAACTCTTGCGAGAACTTCTGAGTATCTTGATCCATTGCCGCAAGAGTCTCTTTTCTCCACTTCTCGTCTCGTCCCGGCACTCTTTGCCAAGGCACTTCAACATATTCGAAGCCATTCGTGTCTGCTTTCGCTCCTTCACAAGTCTTGTAGAAGTGATTGAGACCATTTGGCGTAGAAGTGTACAACATCTTTGTAGTTTTACCAGATGAAATTGTTGGAAACACTGAAGCAAAGAACTCATCCCAGTTTTCAACGAAAGCTGTTTCATCTATATATAGAAATGAGATAGATTTACCACGAATCGCACTTGATGATGTTGCGCCTGCGATAATCTTACATCCGTTTTCAAACTCAACAGAACCTTTATTCCACTCTATGACACCCTGCTGTAACCACTTTGGCAATGCTTCGTATGCAATCTTGATTCGATCAAGTATTTCACGAGCGGCATCACCTTTGTTTGCAAGTAAAGCACAAGTCTTATGCTCATTGAATAAAACGTAGTGTAAGATTACTGCGACTGCTGTAGTCGTTTTACCTGCTTGTCGTGATGTTACAACTGCAACTCTTCGATTATTGGTTATCTTTTCTACAATCTCTTTTTGATAATCATACATCTTGATTGGAATGAGTCCCCTATCAACGTGTACGATTTGAATATACTTTTCAGAGAAGTATGTGGGATTGTTAGCACACTTAATGAACTCGCCAACCATATTCTGAGTAAACTCAATCGGAGTACCCTTTCTCTTAAGGTTGACGTTACCATTGTAGCCACGCTCTTGAATACTAGGCATCGCTATTCTTCATGTCCTTTAACAGTTGCTGTAGTTCATTTGTTGAGCCTACAAACAGATTATTGTTAGTAGTGCCTAGTTTTGGTGCAGTATCTCCAACCTCGTCTTCAACCTTTAATTTATCTGTAGACATTTTGACCAAATCTTTGTTTGCATCTACGAGAGTCTTCATGATAGTCGAAACGACTTCATATGCTCTCGGATGCTCTGATGCTTTTGCCACATCAAGCATTTGCTCCAATGCCTCTGTTCCAGACTCGATTACATTATAGAAGTTACTTCTAGCGTACTCATAATCTTTATTCATTTTGTCGTCAGTGGGAACTTCTGTTCTTTCAATCACCTTCCCTTCGACTACATCATCCAGAGGCTCAAGTCCTAGACTCTTACCTATTTCATCATTCATAACATACCTTTATGTATTTTCAATATCTGTTATAATTGTCATTGCTTGCCAACTATCATTCTCGTTTATATTAGCAGGGACAGGGGTTGCTGTTGCTCCCGCAGGAGCATTAGTTGCTGGGCTTGCTGGTGCGGTAAATATATCGCCCACTTTATATGTCTGTCCACTTGTGCTTAGATAAGTGTTCCATCTAGTGACTGGAGTAATGCCTCCAGTTGTATCACCGAGATCATATATTCTATAGCTAGTACTCGGAGTTAATCCAGATAGTGCCTGAGGGACAGAAGGAGTTACATCTAGTTGCTCTCCACTCGAAGTTGTTGGTGGAAGATCGGGGTATAAATCAACATCAACAAACTTAATTTGCTTCTTAGGAGATGTTGGACCAAAGAAGAATGCTTTCATTGTAAAGTTAAGTGTCCAAATCAACGCTCTTCGTGTTTGAAAGTCTGCTTCATATGTGTCTTCTTGCGATACACCAGTCAACACAACTGGAATATCGACATAAGTGTTTAACTCGTCTATCATCTTAACGCTTACTGTGCAATCTGGCTTAAAGTATGGTAATATTTGCTCAAGAATTTTCATTCCATCTTCATTGTATTTTGTCATGATGTTTAGTTGAAATTCTATATCATACGGGGCAGGAGCAAACATCGTACTTACTCTTCCATCAGAAGTCGGTGACCCTTTAACCTGTGTCGTCATACTGGTTAGCTTTCGCTCAGAACTGTAGTTCATACCAGTAATCTCAAATGACATTCTTGGTAAAGTAATCGCAGGAGCATCTAAGTTTGGATCTTGCTCTAATCTAGCAAGAATCTTCTGCATTGGTGCATAGTTGATAGGCACCTTCATCTTTTGAACTGAAGTTGATCCGCTTTTTCTTTCGATTTGAAGATTGTTAAACATTGTGCCGAATACGGCTACATATCTTCTCGTTGATTCGTTGTAAAAATGAGTACCGTACATTAGAGGTCTAAGTCTCCGAATGGATTGCTTTCAGTAAAGTCTATTATATTATCAGCAAAAGTTCCCACTGTAGTATTATCTGCTAATGCATCATACGCTTCTACATTGTCAATTCTAGAAGCAACTAATGTTATCGTTCCATATGCTGTGCCGTCAGCAGTTCTGTAATAATATTCGCCTGGAGAAACAGCATTAGTTCCCGTAGTTGTTGGAGTAAAGGTCGTTTTCGCACCAACACTTCCCAATGTGCCTGCTGTAACTTGTCCTGCAACTAGAACATCTGTAGAAGGATCTGATGTCGTGTATATCTGTAATCTCTGACCAGCGTTTGTCACATCTACTTGATCAAATATGTAAGTTCTACCTATCTCAAGTTCTATAGAAAGATTTCTAACATGACTTGCAAATGGAGCTTTAGTAGGATCCAACAATAAGAATCCATTGTCGTGCTTGACTCCGTATGTTACGGAATCAGATGGAACAAATAGATCAACTTTATCAAATGCTTCATCAATGAACTTTTGACCCGTAGTAAATCTTTCTCCGCTGAACTCAAAGAGTTCTGCTCTGAGATCATACATTTGAATGGAGCCCATTTGATAAAAGATTGACTCGTGTTCCACATGCTGGATTTCAAATATCTTATTATTCAATGGAAGATAAATTAAATCGCCTTCTCTAGGCCTAGTGTTAGACTCGTTTGTTCCAATTTCAGATTCATATGTTCTTTTAGCTATTGTCATGGTAATGGAGTCACGAATTTCAAGACCAAATTTAGATAAGAAGTCGCCTTCTCCTTCGAAGCCATCAACACTTTTCACATACATTTCTGCCATATATGCATCATTAAATGTCGATAAGTCGTCTTCGTTCAATATATCATCTCTAATGACTCTAACTCCATTCTGTAGTGTAGATAGTGTTCTAGGAATATACCATGCATCCACCCCATAGATTTTTATAGACTCAATGACTAAATCCTCAATGAGAGTTTGCTCCATTGAGTTTTCAAAGTTTTCAAAATAATAGTTTTTAGCCACTTTTCTATCCTATCATATCGACTGAAGGCAAAGAGTAGCTATTAATTATCTCTTCTTCTAGCTTTTGAATCTCTTCTCTTGCATCGTTTAAAATTTGTTCTCCATTGAACTGAACATTACCGGGCAGTGTCATGCCGTTGAACTTAGTGAGATTTGAACCCCACTGATATTTGATTTTTGCTGATGCATAGTTCTGTAACCAACGATCTGACCACACATCTGTAAATGTATTAGGGTCTACAACCTGATATGCTTCTATCACAATGAAGTTACCTACTGTTAGATTGTCCCAGTCCATATCTAGCTTGATTCGATCTAAATGACGATTATATCTTAGAGGCACTGCACCAACAAGTAATTCTTCTATGAGTTGTAAATGTTGCATCGACATCTGAAAGTGCATCAAAGGACCCATATTGATATCATGTAAGTTGTGTAATACATACTGATATTTTGCACTAAATATACCGCTACCCAAAGATACATTAGACTCTGGAGAAAACACATTGATTGCACCGATGATGTTTTCTGGTACAGCAA